GATTTTAATGATATTATTTTTTATGAAGCAGACTCTATTATTGCTGGAGATTATTTAGTAATAGATAATATATCAAATCCATATTGGTTTAATTCCTCAAACTCTGGTGTGTTTAAGGTTCAAAAATTTGGAACAAATTCAAGTTCAAAATCTCAATATATAAGAATTCAAAATAATGCAGCAGTTGCACAGTCTTCTGTTCAAATGTCTGTTAGCTTAAATGGATTGTATTTACTTGAAAATGAAAATTACAAATATGAATCAATAAGAAAAGTAGAATATGCTTGTATAAATGAGTCAAATCCAAATCAAAGACTTGTTTATTTAACACCAGATCATCAGCTTAATAAAATAACAAGTCTATATGGTTCTAAAATAAAATCACTTGGAAAATTAGGCTTTGATGTTGGTGTTACTTCTGGGGTGGATGGCTATATCTATTACACTGGATTAATGCAAACTGTTCAGAGAATAATTGACGGATATGAGCCAGATCCCACAAACTATCCTGGAAGAAGAGCCGTTGGATCTGCGATAGAGGTTCTTCCTCCTCTTATTAGACAAATAAGTATAACGCTTGATATAACTACTAAAGATGGTGTCAACTTAACAGATGTTACTAATGACATCAAGTCTATCGTAATTAATTATGTAAACTCACTGGGAGTTGGAGATGATGTTGTTCTTTCAGAAATAATATCAAGAGTCATGTCTATAAATGGAGTATATTCAGCCACTTTTACAAACCCAGTTCCTTCTGAACAAACCATACCTATATATGATGATCAGAAGGCTTTCATATCTCCAGAGTTAATAAGCTTGTCTTGAGGTTTGTATGACGAATAATCGCAAAGCAAAAGATTCAATATCAGATCAGATGAATCCATATTTTAGGGTTCAGTTGAATCCTAATTGGAAAGCATTAATAGAAGCAATTGGAGAATCTGATCAAGAAATAGCTGATCTTGTTCAAGAAGTTAGAAAACAATTTTTTGTAAGCACATCTACTCGTCCATATATAGATAAATTAGCATCTAATGTTAAAATTAGTAGACCTAAAGTTGTTGGAATGGATGATCAAACTATGCGTAAATACATTCCAATACTGGCATATCAACCAAAACAAGTAAAATTAGTATTAGATCAATTATTAGATATTTTCTTTTTTAAAGAATCAACTACTGCTTTTGCAGAATCTTCAGTTAGTGAGCCTTTCTTATTAAAAAACGGATGGGATCTTACTTATCTTGTTGATAATTCAATTTTAGAAGAAATATATTTTAAAAGTGAAGATTTTGCAGATATATCTAATGCAACTGTCGACGAGGTTGTAGCTTGCATAAATCGTCAAGCTAAAAAATCATTTGCAGTTGCATTTGATAATCGTATACAAAAAAAGAAATTTATAAGAATATTTACAAACACAATTGGATCAAAGGGATCTGTAGAAGTCACGGGCGGAAGAGCAAATATATCTATAAATTTTCCAGGTTTTATAGAAAATGCAGGATCTGGTTCTAGTACTAAATGGCAATTTTCAAAAATAGGTGATACTATAAAAATGCAACATGTACAAGGCTCGTCTCCTAGTTTAGAGTTTGTACAAGCTGGTGATGTTGCGATATTGGATTTTCCAAATAATTTTAAAAACAGTGGAAGTTTTATTATAAAAGAAGTAAATTTAAGTGATAACTATATTAAATTTACTAATTTATTTAGTACAGAAGGTATTTTTGATCATTCTTTAGTTCCAGGATATTTTGTAAGATTTATTTCACCTAGAAAAAGTGTTGTCTATACTAGAGATAATAGATCAGTTGTTTGGGAAGCAGCTCCTGGTGAGATTGTTATAGAAATGCCATCCACTCCTCCGGTTGTTAGAAGAAAACTAAAAGGATCGGCCCACATAAATGGCCTAGTTGCTCCAATGATTAATAGAATCTCAGACACATCTTTAGAGTTGGATGATGCATCTGATTGGCCTAATTCTGGCAAAATAGTAATCGAACCAACGCAAGAAATAAAAACACATATTTTAACATCAATAGAAGATGATATTATATCTAAAAAAATAGAAGGAAGATATGATTGCACTGAATTAATTTTTAATTATACTAATAAAAATGGAAATGTATTAAGTGGTATATCTCCAAATTTGCCATTTTCTGCAGACATTTTTGAATTAGATATTTCTAGTTTACAAAGAGATTCTAATAATATAGTAACAGTTACAACAACAACTAATCATAATTTATCAGCTGGAACAGCCATTAGAATATATTCTGTAACAGAAACAACAAATGCAAATAATTTTAATGGAACATGGTTAGTTGACTCTGTTGTTAATTCTAATTCATTTAAATACAAATCCCTAGGTTCTCCTTCAGTTTTAAATGATGGAAAAGTAAGAATAGAAAAAATAGGCTTATCTAATAATGGAAGTCGTATTTATTTAAATTCAGCAATTATTAATACTAAAATAATAGGCCCAATGCTATGGGACACTGGGGCACCTTTTGTGCTTTCTTCTTATACCGGTAAGACTATTACAGATATAAAATCTGGAAATATAGTATTAAACTTATCTATTGATCCATCAAACAACATACCTCAAGATCAGGGTTTTTTAATTTTTGATTATGGACTAAAAACACAAGAAGGACCTGTTAGGTATCTTTACAAAGCCTCTAACTCTACCATTGTAATGGATCCTGCATATGTTTTTCAATATAATCACCTGCCAGGATCTGAAATTGTCGCAATAAGAAGAAAAGGTGCACATGTATTAGATGGCCTTGGAAAGGAATACGGTTTTTATGTATCTGATCCTAGTGCGGCCAGAGAGGTTTTAAAAAGCTTAATATCGTCTGTAAAAAGCGTGGGAGTATATCTTAGATACATAATAAAATATCCAAATGTTGTCTATTCGGAATACGATCTATATGGAGAAACTTCTAATTTATTAGATTGATAGTTTACAATGTATAATTATTAAAGTTAACAGCACAAAATATAATAAAGTGCTTAATGGAGTTTGAATATGGCTGTATTATCTCGATTGCTGGTTGGTTCTCAACAACGTCTTGATTTGCCAGATGTTTTAGCAATCGAGTCGTATGTATCATCAGATTTTAAGAATTTAATAAAATCTTTTGTTGGATCATCGCCAATGATTCTTAAAGGATTTGAAGTAATAGACGCACCGCTTAGCATAAATCAGACAAATGTATCTATACGTGTTGCAGGTTCTGTTTTATACAATTCTCAATCATCTGCTGGCAGTTTCTTTTGTGGATTGGAAGAAGGACATCCATTAGCAACTCCACTTGTCCCTGATTTAAAAAACAATTCTACAAATTATGTCTATCTAACTCTCTCATCAGAGGGCTATGCTCAAGATACAAGAGCTTTTTGGGATGTTGACTTAAACAGTGGAGAGGGTGGTGAATTTAATCAAATAGTCAATACTCAATCTGTATTAAAAGTAGATATTAATGTATCTGTTTCAACTTTTCCAGATGGGACAATACCAATAGCAAAAATAGTAAAAGACGGATCCAGCATTAAAGAAATAATAGACTGTAGAAATATGATGTTTAGACTTGGATCTGGAGGCGTGTCTCCAGATCCAACAAATAAATTTTCTTTTAGATCACTGCCATCTTTAACATATACAAGAGACGAGCCGCCTATTTCTGTGGCAGGAACATCTGCGCCATCTCCGTTTTTTGGAGGAGATAAAAACATCTTTTCATTAAAAGAATGGATGGATGTTGTAATGACTAAAATATTAGAACTTTCTGGAACAACATATTGGTATGAATCGTCTGCTGCTATAAGTTTACTTAATCTTTTTGATGACACGGTAGGAAGTTCAATAAAATCAAAAGGTCAATGGACACATGATTCTAGTGTAGCTGGAAAAGTAACATGGTCAGAAGATATTATTTATCGCAAAATGAACGACCCAAGAGAGATAATAATAAGATCAAACGCAACAGGTATAACGCTCGACAATGATGAAGTTATGTTTGTGCAAATGATTAGAAATGAAAAAATAAATTCATTTAACACAAGTGTTGGTTTTGAAAATAATAAAAACTATATTAATGGAATACAAGGTTCTTTTTCCAATTTAAAAAAAGGTGATTGGGTAAAGAAAAATAGTGATAATGATAATTTATACTTAAGAGTAGAAGAATTTTATACAACCGAAGATTTAGCAAGCGGAGCTGGAGAGTCTGCGAATCTAGCTAGATCTGTTAAACTTAGCTCGACATATCAAGGAACAACTGAAACCTCTGTTCCAGCTGTGTATACAAGAGGCGTGTACGAAAATCTTGATATACAAAAAGCAAATAGATCCACTTCAACAATGTGGCTTCTTGGTGGTGGTTTTTACTGGTTGGCAAATAGATCAGATACTGTGCAAAATATACAATCTATAACCCCTGTTTATTTAACAAATGTTAATATAAAAGAGTCAGATGGAAAAAGAGCAAAATTAGAATTTGCATCTAATCATGGTTTGTCTGATGGAGATAGGATTGTAGTATCTAATGCAGCAGCATATAATGGACTATATCAAGTAGAGGTTCAATCTTCTACTGTTGTAATAATAGAAACAGCAATAACTACAAATTTATCTAATATTACAGTTAGTTGGGCTGTTGTAACTACTAAAGAAAGATACTCTGATGGACAATCTGGTGGCATATTGCTAGAATCTGCAAATCACGGATTTGAATCAAATCAAACAATTAAAATTACATCAACCGGAACTAACTATGATAGTTATAATTCTGGTTATTATAAAATAAATGTATTAAGCAATACTCAATTTCAAATTCCATATGATTCAAATACTACATATGTCGCACCCACTATTGGAATTGTAAATCAAGGCGTGGCTTCATGTGCTAGAATTAACTTAAGAACAGAATTTGGAGCTGTTAAGGTTATCCAAGGAGAATCTATTGATATCAATGAGCCAGATAGTGTCAATATATTAAGATTTATTGGCATGGATTCGTTATCTCAATCTTCTCCAGTTTATTCAATTCCTACTACAGATAACACTCTTCAAGGTTTTCAAAATTTCAATTCAGAATCTACAGATAGCGTAACAAGAAGACTTTCTAGATTGACATCCATGATGGCAGATCGAGTACAAGATCGTGGATCTATAACACATGGAAGAGTTACTTTTAGAAACGAAACATCTGGATCAGATCAAATAATAAGCTCAAATGGCAATTTATATATAGAAAAACCCGGATCACCAAAACAAATAATTGATATTCCAGATTCTTTTAATTTATCAACAAATCAAGCATTAGTTGCTTCTATTAATAGAGAGTCCAATTCTACTATAATTCCAGTTGTAGAAACCCTGTACGATCCATTTTTGCTAGATGAAAATAAAATAATATTATTTTATAGATTCAGCGACACATCAGTGTACTCATGGCAAGGTGTTGAGATAAAAAATTCTAGCTCATGGACATCTAATGATCATGAGAATGCTCAGAATAAAAATATCACAGTAATAGACAAGGCTGGTGTTTCTTTTACAAAAACAACATCTAGTAGCGGTTATTTTTATTACAACAGTTCAAGCGGCATAATTACCGTATCTATAAACGGATCTTCTTCAGATAACACCATAAATGTATCTGCTATTAATGCACTTTCACAAGCAACTAGAACATTATCAAATGGACAATGTGTCTGGTTAAGAATTAATAGAGTTAATAGTAAGACTTTCAACAATATTAATACAAGCTCAACATATCAAGACAGCGATACAAATGGTACCTTGTATATAACAAATAAAGCAGATGTCCCTGTTGATGAGGACGTTTTTGTAATCTATGCTTTAGATAATTTAGTTCTTTCTACTCTTAATCACACATCTGCCGTTGGCAACATATATGAAGAAAAAAAGATAATAGGTATCGGCGGACTTTCTTTAGGTTCTTTAATAAAACTTCCACATGATTCTAGAAATAATAACGAACCTCAAGCATACTCAAAAGGAGCTGGTCAATTAGAGGTTTATTTAAATGGTCAAAAATTAGTTAGAACAATTGACTGGGACGAAGACCCCTCGACGTCTAATTTTGATTTAGCAGACCAGATAATTATAAATCAAAACTTAGTAGAAGAAGATGTTTTAGTTTTTAGAATAGCATCTACTGGTGGTGTTTATTTCTCAAATGTAACAAATTTTACAGATTTACAAGATGCATATGATAATGAAAGATCAATAACAACAATTCCTGGTTTACCTGTTTTAATAGACGGGGGATCTGATGTTGCTCTTAAAATAGTTGGAAAAATAGAAATTGGAAACACCGATCCAGGAGAAAACTATAATTTAAATGTAAATGGAACTGCAAAATTTTATAATTCAAACGCCGGTGTGTCAATTGAAGACGGCGGTATTAGATTTAACGAAACTGGTTCTTCTCCAAACTCTGTTTTATTAAAAGCATCTGATTCAATGCTTACTAATGTAACAATAAAACTTCCATCTACATCTGGACTTAATAATCAGATAATATCAACTGATGGACTAGGTTCTCTTGTTTGGATAGATAAAAATCCAAATATATTAGGACAGATGTCTAGTAATTTAGCATCTGGAACAATAGCAACAATAGATCCATTGGTTTATAGGAGTTTTATAGGACAGGTATCGATATTTATATCTTCAGTTAATAAGGCAGAAACTTTTCATTTAGTTGGCTCTAATAATGGAGTATCTTGGAAAATGAGTCAAACAACAGCTGGAGATTCTACTAATATAACAATTGCAATTGATAATAGTGGTTCTTTAACTTTTTCTGATCCAGTTTCTCAAGATAAAAATATTAAATTTGACTTATCAACACTGTTGATTTAATGGAGAAAAGCGATGGCTGATAATTTTATAAATATAAAAAGTGGATTAAACATACCATCGTATCCAGATTTAATTTCATTAAATGCAATTTCAAATCCAAAGCCAGGTGATTGTGCTTTAGTAAATGGTTTTTTATATATATACAACGACACAGTGTGGAATTCTATTGGAGCTGTTTATTCTGTTAATGAAAAAATTGGAAACGTAAATCTTACTACTATAGATATACCAGAAGATCCATCTGGTCTTTACTATACAGATACTAGAGCAAAAACAGCCGCGATTGTTGATTCAACATCTGGATCACAAACAGATCAAGCTGCATCTGTTTCTGCTATGAAGAATTATATAAATAGTGAAATTGGTATTGAAACTTCCAATAGAACATTGGCAGATTCTGCTTTGGTTAGCAAAAGCGGCGATTCTATAACTGGTAATTTAACTTTTTCTAATGGATCTGGCATTGAATCTACTTCTGATAATTCTGAATTAAATATTGGAACAACTTCTTATACTCACTCTGTAAATATAGGAACAGGCTCTCATGCTAGTTCTATAAATATAGGAACGGGAACAGGAACATCTACTATAAATATCGGAGCAGCTGGCGATACTGTAAATATCAATGGAGAGCTTACGTATGTTGGTGTTTCAAATTTAAATGTAACCGATAAAGATATAAATTTAAATGTTGGTGGGCCAGTTGCCTCTGGTGAAAGTTCTGGTGTTCATGTTGAAGAGGGTGGGATTATAACTGGTTATGTTCATGTTGCAAATTCTAGAAATAGCTGGGAAATAAAATCTCCAGCTAAAACCGGAACTATTCAAATAACACCTTCTAATAATGCTTTTAATACAGAAATTGTTTCATCTTCAACTTCAAATAGAACAATAACGCTTCCAGATTTAACGGGCACGATTGCTTTAACGTCTCAATTAAATAATTATATTTTAAATTCTGAAAAAGCAACAGCATCTGGCATTGCTACACTTGGTGTTGATAGTAAATTAATATTATCTCAATTGCCAAATCTTACAACTGCAAATATACCAGAAGATCCATCTGGTCTTTACTATACAGATGCTAGAGCAAAAACAGCTGCAGTTGTTAATTCAACCTCTGGAACACAAACAGATCAATCTGCATCTGTTTCTGCTATGAAGAATTATGCAATTTCAATATCTGAAAAAGCAGCAGCATCTGGCATTGCTACACTTGATATCAATAGCAAATTAACATTATCTCAATTTCCAGATTCAATTGCAAAACCAATAATCGCAGATCCTATTGGCAGTTCTAGTGGATCTTCGGGCTCTATAAGATTAAAAGAATTAGCTGCTAATGGTAATAATTATGTTTCCTTTAAAGCACCTGATTTAATAAATGCAGATACAGCATGGACACTTCCTTCCCAAGATGGCACAATAGGCCAGGTGCTTGCAACAGATGGTGCAGGAATATTGGAATGGAGAACAAGTGGAACCATTGCATCTACAGATACTGTAGCAGCAGCTGGTTATGCATTGAATCCATCATCGGTTAATACAAAAACAACATCATATACTCTTACTTCTTTAGATAATGGAAAAGTAATTGTAATGGATAGTTCTTCTCCAGTAAATCTAACAATACCATCTGGTTTATCTGTTGGTTTTAATTGTATGATAATACAAACTGGAGCAGGCCAGGTTACACTTGTTGCAAGCGGTACAACGTTAAATTCTGTAAATGGTTTAAAAATAAGTGTACAACATGGTTCTGTTTCGGTAATGAGTTATGCTTTTAATGTTTTTAATATCTCTGGAAATGTTACATTTTAATATAAAGAGAAAATATTATGTTTTCTATACCAACCATGCACGGATCTTTGAGTAAATTGCTTCAAAAAGATTATAGTAATTTATTATTTAATGGAAGTATATATTGCTCGACACAAGACGATCAGCATATTTATCTTGGTGGTGATTTTACAAATATAATTAATACAACACTTACAAAATCATATAGAAATGCATTAATTAATAAATTAGATGGATCTTTAGTTAATTCTGTAGTTAGATCATATTTAAATGGAGATGTTAATTCTTACGCCATAGATGGCGAGTATATGTATATAGGTGGAAGTTTTACTAGTTATAATAATGTAACTAGAAATCGCATAGCTAAAATTAATATCCAAACTGGAATATTAGATTCCGTTTTTGATCCTGGAGACGGCTTTAGTAATAATGTTTTTTCAATTATTTTAGATGGGAATGATTTATATATATGTGGAAGTTTTAGTAGGTATAATAATATAATGGCACAAGGTTTGGTTAAAATAAACAAAACAACTGGTGCATATGATAGTTCTTTTAATACATCTACTGGTTTTGATTCTAGTGTTTATTCGATGTTATTAAATGGAAATGATTTATATATTGGTGGAGCTTTTAGCAGCTATAAAGGACAAACAAGAAATCGTTTAGTTAAAATTAATAAACTCACAGCAGCAGTTGATCCTGTTTTTGATATTTCTGGTGGATTTAGTTCTAGTATATATACATTGGCTTTAGATGGCAATAATTTATATGTTGGTGGAGCTTTTAGCAGCTATAAAGGACAAACAAGAAATCGTTTAGCTAAAATTAATAAAGACACAGCTATTGAAGTGGATACAGTCGGTACTGGTTTTAGTACTACTAGTGGATTTGATTCCTCTGTTAATTCATTATTATTAGATGGAAACAATCTATATGCAGGTGGTATGTTTACAGCTTACAAAAATAAAGTAAGAGAAAGAATAGTCAAGATAGATAAAACAACAGCCGCAGAAGTAGATGCATCTGGTACTGGTTTTAGTACTACTAGTGGATTTAGTTTTCAAATTAAAACCATGATGGTTGACGGCAATAATCTATATGTTGGTGGAGCTTTTAGCAGCTATAAAGGAAACACCAGAGGGCATATAGTTAAAATAAACAAAGACACAGCAGCAGAAGTAGATGCAAATGGTACTGGCTTTAGTACAACTA